TTTCCAGGTATTGTTTGACAACGGGGAAGTCAAAGACATCCCGGATCCCGAAATCCTGCAACTGATGATCAACCCGGATAAGCGGGGAATGTTTGGCAGGTCAGTGCTTGGATATGCATCTGACACGATAAACCGACAGATCGGAGCCAACACTTCTCGCAATACCCTAATGGGTAACGGACTGCTACCTACTGCCATTTTGAAGGTGAATGGCGCAATCGGAGAAGAAGCCAGGCAGAAGGTCAAGGAAAGTTATCTAAAATCAGCCACAGATGGTGTGATGGTGCAGGACAATGCCATCGTCGATTTCAAACAGATCACGATGAACGCATCGGATGTGCAATTCTTAGAGAGCATCCAGGCGACTGAGGTTGAGATTGCGAACTACTTTGGCTTGCCACAGTACAAGCTGAATCTGGGCAAACAGTCTTATCAGTCGAACGAGCAGCAGCAGCTGGATTACCTGGGGACCACCTTGAACCCCTACCTGGTGCAATTTGAACAGAGTGCCAGGCTGAAATGGCTGGCAACTGAGGAGCAAGATGAAGGATTCTTCCGCTTTGAGCGTAAGGCGCTGATGCAGCTAGATACCAAAACGCAGGCTGAATTTCTGCACACTCAGATTTTGGATGGTATCTATTCGCCCAATGAAGCCCGGGCAATTAACGATCTGGAACCATACCCAGGTGGAGATCAACACTACTTCCCTGGAAATATGGCAGTGATCACAGAAAAGGGGTTAATCATGCCCGGCAAGGAGACGCTATGAAATTGAATATGCAGGCACAGAAAGAAATTCCAGATCAGCGCAAGCGAACCCTGGCATTTGATGCCATAGAGACTGGAGATGTAGAAATCTACTGCTATGGCGACATTATGGACAGCTATTGGTTTTATGACCCAGTCCACCCACCTCTGGGGTATGTCACCCAGGACGCGATGAAAGAGGCTTTGGATCAGGCAGCAGGAAAATCTGTTTTATTCCGGATCCATTCCTCTGGGGGTGACATGATGGCGGCCAGCACAATCCGGTCGATGTTGATGTCGTATCCAGGTAAGGTGACCTGCCAGATTGACGGGTTGTGCGCGAGCGCAGCCACCTACATTGCCACCGCAGGTTCAAAGGTGCAAATGCAAGATTCTGCCTTTTTTATGATCCACGACCCCTGGACGATCACGATTGGCAATGTGGACGACCACCGGGTGACGATCAGCATGCTAAAAGAGCTGAAAAAGGGGATTGTTGAAGCGTATATGGCAAAGAGCACGCTAGAGCAGAATCAGATCGAAAAAATGATGGCAGATGAGACCTGGATGAGCGCACAGACTGCGCTTGAATATGGGTTTGTAGATGAGATCATCAGCCAGCCGACATCCGCAAGAGCGGCTGTTATGGCAAAGGATTCTCTGTCAGTGATGAATCACGCTTTGAAGGGATACCGAGAGGTGCCGGAAGCGGTGAAAGAAATGATGAATGTTACGGAGGCTCCGGCAACCAGCGTGCCGGGAGAACCCACCGATACAGAGCCCGACCAGGGCGAAATGGAACGCGAGAGAGCCGTCCAGGCACTGCGCGAAAAAATCAAGAATCTCAAGAAGGAGAAAGTATGACCACATTCAAAAGTGCGTATGACCTGGCGCAGAAACGCGTACAGGTCGTGAATGACAAGGCTCAGGAGATCGAAACCCTCCTGGGCGGCACCGAGGAAGACGTCAATGCTGCTCTGGCTCTTGAGCCCGCGCTGGACGAGGCTCAAGCCGAAGCACAAAAGGCGATCGACCTTTACAACAAACTGACCAAAGCAGGCGATCTTGCTGATAGCACTGCCAGTTTGTTTGTTCCTGTATCCGAGGCAGCAGCAGAAGTTGGCACTGTCAAAAACACCATGACCCGCGAGGAATTCGACGGGATGAATACCAGTGAGAAGGCTGCGTTTATGAAACGCGGTGGCAAAGTCACTGAAGAGAAGGAGTAAAAAATGCCTGATTCTTTAGCAAGTTTGTTTCCAACCCTTTATGCGGGCATCGCGGAATTTCCACGGCGCCAGTTTGGGATGATCAGAGCCGTCCAGGTGGATGGCCAGCTCTCCCGAGCCGCAAAGGGTCAAAGTGTGGTCTGGGATGTGCCTCAGGTGAGCGGTGCAGTCGACATCGAACCTGCTGCAACTCTGCCCGCACCCGCTGCTGATGTGGCAAAAGCGCTCACTTACACAATGGCACACCGAAAAGGCGTGCGCATTGCAGTGACCGGGGAAGCCTCGGAAGCGATCGGTGACGCCAATATGGCGATCCGCCGACAAAACCAGTATTTGCAGGCGTTTGACGTGCTGGCAGCCGGGATCGAAAGTTACCTGGCAGGCGTCGCAATTCTGAACGCCAGCCGTGCTTTTGGTACAGCTGATACCGTGCCGTTCACGGCATCTTCCGTCAATCTGGAGTACTTCGCAAAACTGTGGGGTATCCTGGCAAAAAATGACCGGTCAAACGGAGAACTTTCCCTGGTGCTGAACACAGCAACCGCGGAGGCGATGCGTGCCTATATGGGCATGCTGTACAAGGCAAATGAAGCTGGAGACGATGAGATGATGAAGAACGGATACCGCACGCGGGTCCAGGGATTCAATGTCTACGAAACCAATCAAATCACGCAGCATACCAAAGGTACTGGTGCCAACTATGTTTTGAATGGAGCCCACGCCGCTGGTGCGACAGATGTCAAAGTGAAGACTGGCACAGGCACCATCCTGGCTGGTGATGTGATCTCGATCGCTGACGAACCTTCCGGCTCGAAATATGTTGTTACCAAAGGCATCACCGAAGCAGGCACCCTGACTATCGGGGCACCTGGTTTGCTGGGAGCCGGTGCGGATGGCAAGGCAGTCAGCATTCACCAGTACACCCCCAACCTGGCTTTCAACCAGTCAGCGCTCGGTCTTGGCTGCCGTCTGCCCGAGATCCCCAAAGAGGGTGATGCGGCTATCGATGCCACCAGCATTCGCGATCCCTATACCGGATTGGTGTTTGAAGTTCGTCGGTATGCTGAATATCGCCAGATCGTAGACGAAGTTTCGATCATGTACGGCGCGATCGTTTTGGACCCAGAGGCAATCGCCATTGGGTTGAGCTAAGGCGGGCATGACTGAAGTGCAGTTTATTACCGTTAGCAAGGATGGATGTCGGTTAGATGTCCATCCTCAAAAAGAAACACAGAACGGAGGTGGTCCATCTCTGAAAGACACCACCGCCGAGTCTGGCCAGAAGAAAGCGGCCAAAAAGGCTGAGGTGAAGTAATGACAAACATCCTGACCCCTACCGAGGCAGCAACTGTTTTGCGTTGCGAGATTGATGATCAGAACATGCTGGATCTGTTGCCGCAGGTGGATGCGTATATTGAAAACGCGACCGGGTGGAAGTGGACCGAGGATGAGGTGATCAACCCGACTGCCAAGGCAGCGGCCAGGATGCTTTTAGTTCAATGGCACGAAAACCCGGCACAGCTGGGATCAGAATCGGTGCTCAGTTTTGGTCTGAACGCGGTATTGCTGCAGCTTAAAGCAGAGGCAGTCCGCTTGAATGAACTGCTGGAGCTGAGCACATGAAGATTGGTAACAACATAACCAACCCGGGAGAGCTGCGAACAAAGATCACCCTGGAAGAGCGCAAACTCGTGGAAGATGCCGGTGGGTTTGCTACCCCTGCTGTGGGGCAGCAGATTCAGACCTGGTGCCGATGGATCAATGTACATGGAAATGAGATCTGGCAGGCTGACGCTGCAGGAGCCAGCAAGGCTGCCACTATTTTGATTAGATATCAGCCTGATTTGGATGAAACCTGGAGAGTGATCTATCGCGGAAAAACATGGGAAATTCGTTCGATTGACAACATAAGAGAGCGTAATGAATATCAGGAGCTCAAGATTGCCATGATTGGAGCTGGTTGATGAAAGCGAGCTTGAGAATGCCAGCAAATTTGCAGAAAATGCTGGAAGATCTGAACGAGCTGGAGCGATCGCAGATTGATGATATCGCCGGCGATATGCTGGACGCCGGAGCTGAAGTTGCCCTGGCAGGCATGCAACGCCGGGTGCGCGTTCGAACTAGCAAATTGAAAGATCATCTTAAGCGGAGTGAAATCAAACGTGATGGTAATGTCTCGTTTGTGGAAATCGGCTTGATCAATGCTCCAGCAGAAGTAGTTCGATATGGTACGGTCAACGAGTTTGGATCTTCAAGTGTTAAGGCACAATCATTTGTCCGCGCGACCATGAATGAAGATAAAGGAAAGATCTACCGGGCAATGAAAGCACGCCTGAAGGCTAGAGGTATTGAGTAATGACCACGATTTGGGCAAGGGTTCGGAGCGCACTTAGTGGTTTGGAAGTGCCTGTCGAGAACAACAGGTTGGAATTGCAGACGGGTGAGACATGGCCCGACCGATATATCACTTTTCAGGCAATTTCAACGGTTCCGGAAGAACATGTTGATGACCGTGAGGTCTTACGAAACCACCTGGTACAGCTGAATTTGTGGTCCAAAAATGGATTTGAAAGCTTCCCGGATGTGGAAGCAGCTATGTTGGCAGCCGGCTTTTTGTTCCAGGCCGAGCGCGATATGGATTACACAGAGACTGGCCATTATGGCCAGAGTAAGGATTTTCTTTTTATGGAAGAAAAGGAGTAAGAAATGACTATAGGACAAGGAGAATACAAAAGCCAAATTGGGCTTGATAAGTTGCATTACGCGCCGGTGACGGCAGATGATGCCGCAGGTTATACCGCTGGAGTGCCAGTTTATTTGGCTCCAGTGGCAACAGCAAAGGTGAGTACTACCCGAAACACGAACACGCAATATGCGGATGATGGGGTGTTTGACAGCTCAAGTGCTGAAAGTGAAAGCTCGGTTGAGATCGAGGTAACCAATGTTCCATTGGCAACAGCGGCACTTTTGACCGGCAAGACCTATAACACCACCAACGGAATGTTGATCGAAGGAAGCGGAAGTGTCGCACCAGAATATGCCTTACTATTCCGCTCGAAGAAGTCGAATGGAAAGTACCGCTATGTTTGCTATCTGAAGGGCAAGTTCACCTTGGCAGATGAAGAATTCGGCACATTGGAAGCCAATCCCGCACCCAAACTTGCCAAGTTAACCTTTACCGGTTTGAACACAATTTTCGCGTTCACAACCGCTACCGGGAAGACAGAAACTGTCAAAGTGGTGAAGGCGGATGAAGACGTGGCCGCTTCGGCTACATTGATAGCAGGGTGGTTTACAGCGGTTCCTGTCCCTGTAGCACCTGCGTAATATTGCCCCTTTAAGGAGAGGCTAAAGATGAATTTGAAGGCGGGATGGGTTTCAATCCTATTCCGCCTGCCGAAGAATATGGATTTCGAGGAAACGGTATGCCAAAGTTTTCAATTGAATTGAAGTTGTATGACGAAGAGAATGAAGAAAAGGCAGTTTATCGCCAGAGTTTTATCCCCTTCCGGCTTCTCAAAGAGGCTTTTAAACTGCAGCAGTGGACAAAGGCTCTCCAGGATCCGCAGAATGTGAGTCCGGAAGTAGTGGACAACCTGGGTGATTTTGTAGTGGCCTTTTTTGGCAATAAATTCACCAGAGACGAATTGATGGATGGCGCGGAATTGGACGAGGTGATGGCTGTGATCACTCAGATTGTGAGCAAGATCGACAACCCAAATCCCAACCCGCCTCCGATGTAGATCCGGAGGCGGTTGGAGATGATCGCGATACCCTGGAAGTGCTCATGGATATTCAGCTGATGTTGGTGAAGAATTTCAGCTGGTCGTTGGCAGATATCGACCGAACAGACGCGGTTAGTTTATTTGATTTTGTAAGACATGTTGCCAGCAAGGGTGAGCAAGGTACAGGAAGACAACTCTATGCTGAGGATGTGTGGTAATGCAACCCAAGGAGTCGATTGATGGCTAAAAACAGTGGAAGCAGCTCATTAAATTCCAGTATGAGCCTGGATTCGACCGATTTTAAAGCAGGGATACTTTCTGCCAATCGGGAATTGAGGTTGTTGGACAGCCAGTTCAAGGCCGGCGTAGCAACGCTGGGAGATTGGACAAAAAGCTCAGAAGGGTTGGAAAAGCGGGCTGAGATGCTCAGCCAAAAAATGGGGGTGCAGGCCGGAAAAGTTTCCGCGCTCGAAGCTGAATACCAAAGAGTCTCTGAAGCCCAAGGAACCAACAGTAGGGCTGCCCAGGAGTTGGAGATAGATCTTAACAAGGCGCGTGAAAGCCTGGGAAAAATGTCGTTGGAGCTGGTTACCACTGAACAAGCTCTGGTTGAGATGGCCGACGAATCGGGTAAGACAGGAAAAGAGACAAAGAAACTTGGAGACGAGAGTAAAAAGTCTGAAAAAGACGTCAAAACCTTGGGAGACCGGCTAAAAGATCTTGGTAAGGGCACTGCCTCCATGCTAGCAGGCGTAGGGGATAAGATAGTTGGTATCGGAAAAGCAGCTGGTATTGCTATCGGGGGCATGGCGGTAGCCGCCGGAGCAGGGGCAATCAAGCTGGGTCAAGCAGTCATAAAAGGTTTTGGAGATCTGGAACAGAGTCTGGGTGGTTCCGAGGCAGTCTTCGGCGAATTTGCGGGCAAGATGCAGGCGATAGGGGAAGAAGCCTATAAGAATATGGGCGTGACCCAAAACCAGTACCTGGAGACAGCCAACAGAATGGGGGCTCTTTTTCAGGGGAGCGGACTGGACATTGAGAGATCAGCTGATCTGAGTTCCAGGGCAATGCAGCGGGCAGCTGACATGGCCAGTGTGATGGGCATCGATATGCAGACTGCCCTGGATTCGGTTGCCGGAGCTGCCAAGGGCAATTTCACCATGATGGATAACCTGGGCGTTGCAATGAACGCCACAACTATTGAAGCCTACGCAGCTTCTAAAGGGTTAGATTTTGTTTGGGCGTCTGCCAGCCAGGCTGAAAAATCAGAGATGGCTATGCAGATGTTTTTCGAGTCGACAGAACAGTATGCCGGTAATTTTGCGAAGGAATCCACCCAAACTATCAGTGGTTCCCTGGGGTTGTTGAAGGCGGCTGTGGGTTCATTTACAGCAGGTTTGGGAAATGCCAACGCGGATATGACCAACCTGACCGAGAATGTTGTGGACGCCTTCGGTTCGGTAGTTAAGAACATCGTGCCCGTCCTTGAGAATGTTGTAAAAGCACTGCCTAAGGCTACGGACGGGATCTTGACGGCCATCGCGGGGTTAGTTCCAAAGCTTCTACCAGTGATTACTGGAATCTTTGTCCAGGTGCTTAATACGATAGTGGGCATGATGCCGCAGTTGGTAGGTGTTATAGTGTCTGCCTTATCACAGATGTTTGGGGCGATCGCGGAGTTGTTGCCAGATCTGGTAGACCTGGGGGTTGAACTTGTTACATCATTGGTAGGAGCAATCGGTGAAATGGCACCCATGCTGCTGGAGGTGGCTCCGGAGTTGATCCTGCAGTTGGTGGATGGTCTTGTCCAAATGTTGCCTGAACTGGCAGCCACAGGTGAGAAGATCATTACAGTATTTATTACAGGGATTGGAAAACTCCTCCCCCAGTTGATACCAGCAGCACTGGGAATGATAGTTATGATCATCAAAGGTATTGCTGGTGCCTTACCACAGCTGATGACAAAAATCGCAGAAATTATTCCCCAGGTAGTAATTGTATTAATTGAAAATTTGCCCTTACTGATTGGTGCAGCCTTAGAGCTGATTGTCGCTTTGGTGGATGGGCTAGTACAGGCTTTGCCGGTTTTGATTGGGTATACTCCGGAGATCATTATCGCAATTGTCAGCGCGCTTGTGCAATCTTTGCCGATGATCATTAGTTCCGGAAAACAAATCATAGAGAGCCTGATCAGCGGGATTAAAGGATTGTTTTCAGCATTGCGAACAAGCGGATCCGATACAGTAACGAAGGTGCTAGATGGGATCAGATCAAAGTTCTCGACGCTTTATTCCAGCGGTTCCGACTTGATTGGTAAGGTGATAGATGGTGTCAAAAACTCCTTCGGTGGGCTCTGGAACTTGGGCAGAGATATTGTTCTGGGCATTTGGGAAGGTATCAAAGCAAAATGGGGCGATTTGAAATCTTGGGTTAGCAACTTGTTCAGCAATCTTATCGGTGGTGTTGAGGAAGATAATATGATCAATTCACCTTCACTTTTACGGGCGAGGAGAATTGGCGGTCCTATTGCAGAGGGCATAGGCTTTGGTTTTTTGAACGAGATGGACAAAGTAGAGCGCTCAATGCGGACAACAGTCGCAGGACTGATGCCGGCGATCGATATTGGAATCTCAGCGATGGGTA